ACGGGCTAGGTCTCTGTTAAAGCCAATAAAAAAAGGATCATTGAAAAGATCCATAGCGAATTGTGTTACCATGTTATTCCCCTTTCAAGCGAATAATTTAATTCCCCCCATTTAGGCAGGTATAGATATTATAGCATAGAAAAACAGGCTAGTCAACTACCCTAGCCTGCTAATCTAAAGAATTACTTCTTTGCTGCTGCCTTCTTGACAGGAGCCTTCTTTGCAGTCTTCTTGACTACCTTAGCAGTCTTAACTGCTAAATCTACCTCTTCAACAGATGGCAACTTACCAAATGCCTTGTCATTAGGGTTAACTGCTCTGATTGCTACGGGCACGATGGCTCCAAGCAATGAATAAGCAAGTGTCTTTGGATCTGTCACTCCAGAAGCGTAAAGCGCAATTGCAGCACCAAGTACTGATCGTCCATACGATGCAAGCATTGCTTTTAGTTGTGTGTTATTCATAATTTTCCTCCTAGGATATTACGTTTGTTAGTATTGTGAAGCCAATCCATAAACCAATAATTCCTGCGACTCCCGCAAAAACTGGTGGTGCTGGTACTGGCAATTTGAATGCAGCAAATACTACACCACATCCAAAACCTGTTATTATTGATAGCATAATATCTTTCATTTTAATATTGAACAGTCCTAGCGGTTCCTTCTGTCTCATTTATATTTCCACGATAAGAAGTACCTTCAATATTAAACCACAAAGGCGATGAGTATCTATCTGAACTATTTACTAACACTTCATGCAAATAATGGTTGTTGCTAGGGAATAAAATAAAACTATTAGCCTTTGGCTTAACTGTTAAATTATGCCATGGAAAATTTATCTCTCCTCCATCGTAGTTATCATTAATATAATAAATAACTGCAAAATCTCCTGCCGTGTCTACATGTTTGTTCATTGAATAATCTTTTTCAAATTTAACTAAATGAACTTCTGATTTTTCAAAAACACGAAGTTTTACATTATATTTATCTATACATTTTTGCCAAGCAATTCGAATAGCCTTGTCTAACAGGTCAGAGATCTCCGAAGATAATCCTTTTTCAGAATTAAAAAACTTTACACCCCAAGGCTGTTTTTGCCACCCATCAACATTAACTACATAGTCAAGTAATTTTTCATGTTCCTCTTTAGACAATACATCTTCTACAGTTTGTATATTATCTACAGAGTTTTCTGATGTAATTTTTGTCATTCTTTATTGTACCATTCTGCTTTTTTAGTAAAAGTTGAACCAGCAAACTGAAACCACATTGATGAACTATATCGATTTCCACTGGAAATTTTTTTAACCTCATGTAAATAGTTTTCATTACCAGGGAAAAATACTAAACTGTTTGGTTTTGGTTTAATATTTATATTAAATTCTGGGAAACACAATTCGCCACCAGTAAAATCATCATTAAGATAATATATTGAAGCAATATGATTTGATTCGGCAGATTCGGTATCTACATGTGGCATCAAAACAAGATTTTCTTCAAATTTGAGAAGTGAAATATTCTTTTTTTCAAAATAATTAATATCTACTCCATAAGCCTTTGTAGCATTTTCGTAAACAATTGTAAATACTCTTTGTAACATATTAAAAATATCAACTGGTAACTGATCCATCGCAACAGAGTAGGCATCCCAGGGCTCAAGAATCCACAACTTACGGTTCCTTACGTAATCAAGCAAGATTGCGTGTTCTTCTTCAGATAGTACGTTCTCCATAACCTTTATGTTTTCTGGAGAGTTTCCTATTTTTTCAACATTCTTTAAATAAATTTCATCTTTTTCAGAAAGGTTTTCAATCATGTATCTATTTTACCATACTCTTCTGGGAGAAGTTTCTTTAATTCTTCGTAGGCCCCCATAATTTTTTTCATGGAGTAGTAATTTGGTGCCATGGATCCAAGGTCTCCATACTCTTTAAAGTAGTTAATCTCAGGCTCAAGATCAGTAATAAACTTATTTAATGTCTCCTGGACTTCTTCAATATATTGATAGGCCCAGTCTCGTGAATCTGAAACAAATTTTAAAAAATCTTCGTTAGACTTATCTTTTTCTGTTTTATTTGTGTTCATGCTAAATTGCGAAAGCAACAAATTTTCTATAGTTTTAGCAATAAGTTTTGTGTTGGCTCTTTTCTGTAAAACATATAGGGATAAAAAAAACAATGTCAAGAAAAACAGAATACATATAAGGATTAACTTAACCATAGTTTTTTTCCGCCCACTCCCTAATACCTGTTGGTCCTAAAAATTTAGAGCCTGAAAAAGCAAACCTCATACCAAAAGTATATCTAAAACCTTTTGAAACTTCAAGGACTCCGTGAAGATAGTTTTCGTTACCAGGAAACATAATCAAACTATTCGATTTAGGTTTAATTTTTAAATTATAATCTGGAAACACAAGTTCCCCTCCATCATATTTATCATTAATATAGTACATGCACACAATATGTTGATGTTTTTGAGAGTCTGTATCAACATGGGGATTCATTACGTCCCCAATACTCCACTTTGTTAAAAGATATTCTCCTATAAAATTATTGTCTACTTCTATATCATAATAATCTATACAGTTTAATCTTCCAGTTTGAAATATTTTTTCCAAAAGTTTCATAATATCTTTTGGAATTGAGTCTTTAGTGGTTCTTTCTGTACCCCATGGCTCTTTAATCCAAGAAACTTGATTATCATTGTTTACAAAATTAGATAATGTCTTGTGCTCCTCATCAGATAAAAAATTATCTATAACATATACGTTTTTTGCAAAACTTCCTAATTTATTAACATTATTTAAATAAATTTCATCTTTTTCTAAATCAATGTGCTTTCTAAATTTTTCTAGGTCCATTATTCTTTCCCACCCTCTCTAACCAACAAGACAATTGCCCCGTTATCTTCCAAAGCCTTTTTTACACGGATCATATACTCTACAGCCTGCTTTTTAAGTTCAACTGTTTCTAAAGACATAAAATCTTTTTCTTTTGCTTTCACTGTAATAAAATGATCATTATCTATTACCTGCAAAGAAAATCCCTTGGGACAACTTAATGATCTAAAGGCCATTTTCATCTTATCTGTATACATATTACTCCATTGTTAATGACTGCCATGTCATTCCCCAGTCGTTCTTTGTCTTGTGACTAGCAAACTCTTTTGATATTTCACCATTCTCTAAGTATACACCACCCCAGACTCCCCATTCTTTGCCCGAAATTCCAACAGAAAAACATTCTTTCCTGACTGGACAAGAAGAACAAAGAGCATCAATTGCTGGTCTTAACAATTCATCATCTTCATATTTTTCAAAAAACAAATTTGTGTCATAATCTAAACAAACAGCGCTATCTTTCCACATGTATTTATTCATTTAGATCACATACTTATCAGGAATTTCCCACCCTTGGCTAGAAGGAATAAAACTTTTTTTCATTTGCCATTTTCCATTTTTATAAATGCCAAACTTTGAGTAGTAGGCTTTGTCTGAAGGAAAAGTCTCAACCACTGTCCAACCGTCCCAAGACAGTTGCCGATTCTTGATGACTATAGATTCCATAGCCTCTAAAGAATTAACTATTTTCATTGTGTTTCCATTCTATTCGTGTGCTAAAGCACATTTAAAGCATACTTAATTTTAACAGATCTGACTGTATTTGTCAACACTGTTTAAAAATTGTACACATTGGTGTTGATATTATTTAGTTTTGATATATGAACCATTTTTGACACTGGCTCTTTTGGATTAGACAAAAAAGCAAAATGATTTAGTTCTAAAATATTTTCTTCTAGCCATTGAGGAGTAACCTTAATAAACTTGATAGACTTTCCTCTTAACTTCATTCCTTTTTCAGATAAGTTTGAAAACTCCATAGCCATCATGTTAATGTTGTTTGGACCTGCAGAATATATGTGAAAGGTTTTATCTTCTTCTAATAACTCAGAAAGAGCAACGCCCATTGATCTTATAAAGACATTATAGTTATCAAAACTACTCGTCCCTTGGACCCCTACTATCATCGCCAATCCCTTCTCTTAGTCTATCCATTATAAACAGCATCTTATCTAATTGTACCTTATCCATACCCATCGTGTCAACTTGCTCTGCAGACTCTTTATCAATAAGTTCGTTTACTAAAGGCGCTTTATAAAACATATTATCTTTAATCCAGTATGCGTTATTGTCAAGAATAATAACCCTTATGTTGGTTTTATCATGTTGAATCGTTGATTGTGTTTTAGGTTTTAGTCTTCTTGGTTTTTTATTTAGACTATTATACCTATATAACAGCATTGACTGGCTTATAATAGACCGATTGTTAGGGATTGCTTTATTCCTTAACAAATAAACATAGAAAAGTATTAAGATAGTTACTGTTATTGCCATAGCCCCATAGAAATTATTCATTAGTACTCCTAGATTTAAAGTATATCAGTTTTTATTAGAAAGGGCTTTGACTATCTCTTCCATAACTATTCTCTCCTCTTTGGGCAAAGACTTTATATCCATAGCACTGAAAGATTTTGGTCCTAGTTTTACTAATGGATCTTTATCTGTTACATTCATATCAATAAAACCTTTTTCCCAAAGTTTTAAAGTCACTTCTGAAAAATATAAAGATAGGTCTTCGCTAAGTTTAGAGTCTAACTTTTTAAGCCTATCTGTAGGCTTATAAAGGGCTTCTCCAGTTTCCAAGTCACTACCAACAAACTTAAGAGCACCAAGATCTATAAGACTTTGTATTTTATCATCTTCAAAGGTCATAGGACACTTCTTTTTCTTTTATATTTGTTGCCCAAATAGGCATCGCTATTCTTAAACCAGATAAAACTTTTGTTATTTCGTGTAATTCTTTAGAGTCAAAAATAATAAGGCTTAACTTTTTTGGTTTAATTATAAAATCTTTATCTGGAAAATTTAAATATCCTCCATCAAAATCTTCATTTAAATAAATAACACCGCTTCTAAATAAATGCTCTGAATTTTTATGGTTATCTATATGCGGATCAAGGGCACTATCTGGCCCTAACATAGTCATCCACAGTTCTGATAAGTATATGTTTTCATCATCCTTAAAAAAAAGATTAGTTTCTAACAAAAACTTATCAGAGTATTTTTTTAATAAATGTAAAATTTCTAGATGATTTGAAAATTTACTCTGTTCTGGTATGCGTGATTCATACCTTATTTTATTATTAACTATATGTGTTAGCGAGATAGAAAATTTTGTTTTGTCTGAACAGTTATTTTTTATATAATTTACAAGTATGTCAGCATCTTCTAAAGTTATAAAATCTTCTATTACCTTAATTTTAAAATCTACCATTACTTACCCGACTTTTTTCTTGCTTTAGCAAGTGCTCCAAAGTCTTTAACCTTAGTGTCTCCAAGGTATCCCCATGCATAACCATCATTGATCATCATGTCGTTAAGAGATACTGTGTTTCCATCTACATAGACCCACCCTAATATGCGCCCATACTTTTCAGATGAATCCATCTTTTCAGTCTTGATCACAACAGACTTAGCATCCTTAAAAGCCTTCTTTAGGTATTCCTTGGCTTCAAGACCAAGTGCCTTCTCAACAAGATCCTTTGTACGAGACTCAGGGGTATCAATACCAGCCAGTCTAACACGGGATTGAAATAAAATATCAAACCCTAAATCAATAAGAACATCGATGGTATCTCCATCTACTACATTCTCTACTTTTCTTACATAGTATTCATACATTATTTTCTCCCCCATTTAACTTTATTCCAACCACGCTCATGGAAGTAATAAAGGATTGTCTTTGTTAGTACTTCAAACCCTGCAATTGATGCAGCAGTTATTGCTTTATGTGTTATAAAATATGATAAAACAAAAGTATCTGCCGTGCCAATTATACGCCAAGTGATAGCCTTTAATGCTGATCTTTGTTTAGTTACGTTCATTGCCCTGCTCCTAAAGCCAACCATGACAAAACTTTTTTTACTTTAGATACCCATCTCTTTACGTTTTTGCGTAGCGCTAATAGCATGAATGTCTGCCCCCAAATCTACTTGTTCAATTTTATATCCTACGTCACGACCATATACAATGTTGGTAATATTAGGCAATCTTAATACCAATGCTCCATCCATAAATTCATCCTTGGCAATATATTCTTTTACCTGATCAAACTTAAGTGGATCTTTCTCGCTTGTATTGTATGTATTGCGGACACCAAGAAGTACCTGATCTGTTCTCTTTCCTGCCTCTTTATAAAGGGCATGGTGGCCTTCGTGCCAAGGCTGGTACCTACCCAGCATAAGTGTTGTGGGTGCTGACCAATCGTGTAAATTAAAATACTTAATTATTACTGTTGCTTTTTGTTCGGCGTCTAATCTATGGTCTTCAAATGTTGCATCAAACTCAGTTGGTCGCTCAAACATTTTATTGGTGTCTTCAAATCTACCTTCAACAATAGTATCCATAAAAATAAGAATATCTGGCTTACCAAAAGCGGTACGAGTCAAACCAGTAGGACATACAAAATCTACGATTACTGGAGCAACACCTTGCTTAGCAATTAGTCTTGCCATTTCTCCCATACGACGAGCCTGCTCAAGTCTATCTTCTGGTGCAAAGCCTAGATCTGAATTGACTGTTGCACGAACTTCATCTGCATTAAGATGAATAGCGTTGATTCGTTCTTTGAGTGCCTTGGCCAGTTCTGTTTTTCCAGATCCTGGAAGGCCTATAATCTGTATAATCATTTTTCTCCTTTAATAAACTTGTTAGGTAGAATATCAAGCATCAAATGTATGCGCTCAATATCTCCGTTGTTTTCTACGCTATGAATAAGACTATTATTTATTTCCCAACAGTCTCCAACTTTCATGTGCTTTTTTTCTTTGTTGACAAAGAAAAAAACATCTTCATTTGTTGTTATTGCAAGGTGATGACGCCTTACGGCTCCCAAGTAGTCCATATCGTCCACATGTTCTTGAACCTTTTTATGTGCAGGAAGTTTAATAAATAAACATTTTCCAATCTTGCCGTTGTGAATTGACTCAAGACTCTTGACAATAGGAGAAACAAGTTCAATCATAGACAACTGGCTATTATTTATTTTTAAATTATATCTATCTCCAACGGACCAAGTATTTGAATGATCATAAATAAATATAGAATTGGTTTCTTTGTGTACTTGATAAATTGTTTGTCTGTCTTTATTTGCAAACCACTCATCAGAATATGTTGAAAGTAGGTTTGCTATTTTTGATACATCAAAATTGCCTTGAAATTTATAATTAAATTCCTCATTTATTTTGCTAATCATTTTTAACCCTTAACTAGTTTTTCTCGTTCATCAAGAACAGTAAGAGCAAAAGACATCATTTTCTTATATCCTTCAGCATCATCCATTATCTTGTTGTAATGGTGACCACAAAACAATAAGTCTCCAGGCAATCCAGTTACTTGAACTAAGGCTTCAGCAGCACATGAATCACATCTATCTAATGGGGATAGAATCCATTCTTTTGTTTGTACTTCTTCTTCAATCATTGTCTTCATAGTATACCGCCTATTTCTTGTATTGTTTTTAACATATTTAATTATATCCTAATATAGACAGAATGTCAATATTGGTCTATACATAAGTAAGTCTTTCTGCTTCTTCTGCAAGTGTAAATGTCATTCTATACCTTTCATCTAAAACTTTGTGATAGTCTTCGTATCTAATACCGTTATTGTGGTATCTATTAGACTCTCGTCTAAAGTGAAAGTTACAGTAAAAAATATCTTTTGTGATATCATTTTTATCTTGAAATACAGTGAAATTTATTTTTCCAGGAACTAGTTTAATAGGATTAACTTTTACAAAAGCATCAGCAGTACACCCATGTCTCTTATTGAATGAATTAATTAGTGAGCATTTATGCCCAACCGTTTCCGTAGTTGTAACATTTTTGGCAAATGTTTCTTTTACTTTTTCTGTTTCATCTATAATGAATTGCTGAATTTGTTCCCAAGAACTGTTAGGGGCTGAATAGCCCTGTCTATTCATATAGAGTTCATAATAGTAGTGGTAATCACATAGAAATTTTTTACCATGTTTGCCCTCTACATAAACAAATGCTTGCACTAAGCAAGAAGTGTTTGCATTCTGAGTAACACCTTGGTTTCTCAAAAGATCTGGAGGTAAATTCATTTTTGCATCAAACTGTTGACAGATCTGTCCTTCTGGAATTCTTGTTATCATTTTTTCCTACTATCTGTGGAATAAAATCCACTACCGTTAAAAACTGCTCCTACATTAGAGTAAACACGAACTAAAGAAGTATTACAAATATCACATTTATATCCAGGATCGTTATCATTGATAGATCTTTCTTTGGTATATCTTTGTGCACATGGCATGCAGTCGTATTCGTACAAAGCCATTTGTTACTTTTTCTTTTTTGCTTTTACTGTCCAGATTGGTGCGTTGAGAAAATCCCCGCCCCATTCATAACCAAGTGCTTTTACAACAAAACGAATAATCTTAATACGCATTACTTAATCCCCTTTCCAAATTTAGCCCAGACTCTTTCGTGTAAAAAATATCCAAGTGCTTCCCAACCAATGTAAAGAAGAGCACCAAGACTTGCATACTCCCACTCACCAGTAAATAAATAAATTACTCCAGCAACTCCAGCAAGGTGAAAGGTTTCCCAACTTACTGTTTTAAGTAAAGTTCTTTTTGTTGATTCCATTACTTAACCTTGCTTAACAATGGAGCATCTTCTTCTCCAACATATACTGGACGACCCCAACCAACAACAGCATTGATCAACTTCTTCTTATTATTTTTTACATAGCCACGAGTCTTCTCTACACACATTCCGCCATTGCGCTGGTCTCCCTTTGCAGTTCCAGATGTATTTCCTTCAATAACTTGAATTGTTCCATCACCATTGTTCTTAACACATAGGCCTACATGTGAAATACGATTTACACCATCATCTGGGAAATCAAAATAGATCCAGTCTCCTGGAGTTGGATCATCATTACGGGCATCTGCCCAACGATTATTTTTCTTAAACCAATCTGATGCAGCAATTGTTGCTGCAGACTTTGGATACTTCTTTGCATCTAGACCTGATGTAAATGCACACCAAGAAACAAATGACTGACACCAAGGAAGGAAGTTTGCGCCTGTCCATGCACCATACTTTGTTTCATTATCTTTAGGGCCTTCAATTGTGCCCACTTCTTTCTTTGCAACCTCAATGATTGCCTCTACTGATCCTTTTGTTGCCATGAATATATCCTCCTATAGGTTATCTATTAATTATAGCAGATTAGCGTGTAATTGTAAAGTTATAGGTTTTTTCCCATGCTTGGATATCTAGTTCGTCATTTAGTAATGGTTGGCCTTTAATGTTAAGGCTGGTATTAAGAAGAATGGGAACTCCAGTCTGCAAATAAAATTTATTTAAAACCCTATATAACCCTGAGTGCTGTTCTCTTGTAACTGTCTGAACCCTTGATGTGCCATCTGCATGCACTACAGAGGGGATCTTATTAGGCTGTAAACACTTCACTGTGTACTGCATATAAGGGCTTTCAAAGTCCATATCAAACCATTTATGTGCGTGGTCTGCCAAAACTACAGGAGCAAAGGGCCTAAAGAGTTCTCTCTGCTTAATTAGATTAACTTTGTCTTTAATAAGTGGATCTCTTGGGTCAGCAAAGATACTTCTATTGCCTAGCGCTCTTGGACCATACTCTGCCCTACCTGTTGCTACTGCTACGATTCCATCTTTTAATATGCCGTCGACAATTTTCTGAACAGGATATTTTCCTCCAAGGTCGTAACCCAGGTAAGGAGTCTTCCAATCAAGATGCTTTCCGTATAGTGCTGCTGCTGCTCCCAAAGAACTTCCAGCATCTCCAGGGTTAGGCATGATCCAAATCATATCAAATATCTTCCAAAGTAAAGTATTTGCAGAAGAGTTTAGCGCACATCCACCCATAAAAACCAAATTCTTTTTACCAGTCATTCTTTGTGCCATACGCATAAAATCGTTAAGCCTTTGCTCGTATACCATTTGTACTGACGCTGCTATGTCAAATTTATCTTC